TCTACCAATAATATCTTCTTGGTCGGGGAATGTTCCTGTTGGTGTGTGTGCACTATGTTGTTTTCTAGATGGTAGTAAATTATATCTGTAACCGTCATCATTTCTGTCAGTACTTATTGTGTAAGGGTATAATTGACTGATTACAGGGTCATCCGAGTCTTCATCACTAAGTGGGATAAATATTGATACTCTTGCATTTGCAACACCAACCCCCTCATTTACAGAGATTCGACCACAAACAACACCATAGTCCGCACATAAAGATGTGTAGATGTCCTTTTGGGTAAACTTTAACGAAAGAATTTCTAAAAGATCATAATCCTGTTTTAATTCAACAGTTAACTTTTGATCTTTACCAATTTCCGTTCTTATTCTGTGTTTCTGTATCATATCATATAAATAGGTTAGAACCTATTTTCCTTAATTAATAATAATACGGAAAAAGAAAATTAAAATGTAGTGGAACCTAAGGTTTTGACCCTTATTTTGATATCTTTTTTAGGGAATCTAATTTGGAAAATTTGGTTACTTTTCATGAAAATAGTGGAATCTGACTGATCAATCTCTTTTGTTACTTCATCTAAGTAACCTTGTGAAACTTCCGCAGTTGAATACTCACCTCCTGTTTTACCAAAGACTCTAAGATCAACAACGTTAACAATTCCAACAATATCTGAAATAGATTTTTGTAGTTCACCAACAAATAATGGGTCACCCATTTTTCTATTATTTATGGAGAAGAAATCGGTGGCTTGTCCAATAACATCTTTTAAGACCTCACTTTGATTAATATTTTTATCAATAAGTAAATCTATTTCTAAACCAAAATCCAATACCTCACCACTCTGAATATCAATATAATCATTGATCATTCTGTAATTTGTTAGATATCTTAGGATATTGTTTTTTAACGTGTTTGAAACTGTATCTGTTAAGTTACCTTCATTATCATATGAAAGTAGTTTAATCTTAATCTTATTATCCTCTTCCATAACATTTACCTTTGCAGGTGCACCATATGTTGATGGCATAGTTTCAATTAAAGTTTTGTAGTCATTTAATGTAACCGCTCTATTTTGTGCTGCGAAGTTGTAACCAACCATATTACGTATCTCTTCAACAGTTGGTTGGTCTGATCCTCCCACGGCCGGTGTTACGTTGGTAACATTTAATGATTGGACCACTTGGTTATTAACGTTTGTAAGTGGTCCATTTACGTTAAACTCAACGTTATCGACGCTATTAATAACGTTAACACCTAAGTTAGTATTCTTACCACCCCCAACTCTATATTTTATGAATAAAGTACTATTGGTTTTTGGTGTTGCACCTAACGATAAGTTATTTAAGTATGTACCTAAATTTACTTTCAATGAACCTTCGTTAAATGAATCTAAATTTTCTAATGGGTCGACCGCACCTGATCCAAAAGTTACTGACATGTAACCCTCAGGAGTGTATTCACTAATGAATTTATTCGTCACTCTTTTATAATCCCCCGCAGTGAAATTAGAGGTATCTGAAGAAGAAGTTCTGTTTGGTACAAATACTTTATCTTCCATCAAACTCTTAACCTCATACCATCTATTATTTTCTGATGAAAATTCCGATGATGTTGGGTTGGCAGTAAAATTTGTTCCTTCCTTGTGTATAATTGATGTTACACCCAAAACATTTTGTTCTGGTAAGAAAATCTTAAAAAATGGTTTTTGATCTTGTGATGAGATGACTCTTCTAAAAACTCTCGAAACTCCATTTACAACCGCTTCTCTTTTAGTGATCGTATATGAAATCAGTTTATTATTTGAATCAAAGTTTGGTATTTTTAATCTATTGGGTTCTCCTTTTAAATTAAATGGACTTGAGAAATCAGTATCATCAATTGTTTCAAATGTTTGTCCTCCACCTGAAATTTGTGCACCCGCTTTCAATATTCCCAAATATCTTTCATCTTCTTTATCACCTCTAACCGGAACATTAATTGAAAAATCACATAATGATACAGAAGGTCTATTACCCGGTATTCTTATACCATATGTTTTGGCAATATGGAATAGGGATCTTCTTTGTTGTGCGAAATCCAACATCGTTTCCTGCCAAACTCTATCGATATGGTAATGTAGGTTATCACCAATCGCAGCGTTAAGATCCAACAATACTGAAAAGATCGACGCGTCGTTGGTATTCTTAACTAAATCAGGATAATAATCCTTAGTTAGGTTAACGAGTTCTTCCCTTAAACCGGCAAAATCTCTTTTTGCATATGATATTTTTTTACTCATATTATATATTAATTATAACAAAATCTGATGATGAAAATGCACCATTATTAACTGTGTAATCTATTTTAACTTTAGCGGTGTATGGTTTGGTGGATGGGTCTGCCAATCTGAATAATCTTTCGTCATCATCATCATTAACCATCTTTTTTGACTTGTCCTCGTCATCTTCCGCAGATATCACTACAATAGAATTAATATCTAAATTTGGTAGATATTTTCTACATCCCTCTCTAATTTCTTCTTCGATTAGGTTAAAAGTCACCATATCGTTTTGATCAAAGATGTATTCATAGATTCTAGTACCAAAATCAGGTAAAAAAAATCTACTCCCTTTCTTAGTTAAAATAAGGTGAATAAGGTTAGATCTAACCTCTCTTTCAGGAGAAGTAGTTCTTTTTAAATAATCACCCGTAACACTATCCCTAAATGGGAACTCAATTCCATACGTTACTGCCATACTAATAAATATAAACAATGTTAAAATGAGTATAAATAAAAAACCCCTCGAAAACGAGGGGTTAAAAAACGAGTTTAAAAAAAAATCAATTTACGAACCACAACCTTCACATTCGAAAGGTGAATCATCTGGTCGTATCGTTGGTTGTGACACCATCTCTAACTCTTTATTTTCACTTATAAGTGAATTAGAAGAAATTGTTGGTACCTCAACATGTTCTACATTTTGTTCGTTTTGTTCAGGTTTTGGTTGTGCCTTTGAGGTATTAATACCAAGACCTTTCAGTGGGTCCACCGCTGATCTTGTTCTCAAATAGTACATACCTGTTTTCAAACCTAACTTCCAACCAAGTAAATGTGCCGCTAATAATTTGGCTTTACTTGGATTACTAATAAATAAATTTAAAGATTGTGATTGATCAATAAATACAGATCTATTAGCGGCCATGTGTAATAAGGTCTTTTGAGACATTTCCCACACAGTTTTATATATCTCCTTAATTTCTACAGGGATTTCAGGAATGTTTTGAATTGATCCGTTTTCGAGAATCATTTTATCTTTAATCTCATCATTCCATAATCCCGATAACATTAATTCCTTTACAAGATGTTTATTAATGACAATAAATTCACCACCTAAAGTTCTTCGAGAATAAAGGTTTGTGGTAAAAGGTTCAAACGCTTCATTGTTCCCCAAAATTTGTGCTGTTGATGCTGTTGGCATCGGAGCAAAAAGTAATGAGTTTCTAACACCATAGGAAACAACTTCTTTTCTAAGTGACTTCCAATCCCATCTACCCGATAAATCGTCATCTTTTAAATTCCACATTTGATATTGGAAAATTCCTTTCTCAATTGGAGAACCCGAGATTGACTCATACGGACCAACTTCTTTAGATAAGTCTTTAGAAGATGTCATTGCCGCAAAATAGATAGTCTCAAATATGTCTGTTTGTAGTTTATCCGCCTCAGGACTTTCGAATGGTAATCTTAAAATACAGAATACATCTGCCAATCCTTGAACTCCAAGACCGATAGGTCTGTGTCTAAAATTAGAACGTTTAGTTTCTTCCGTAGGATAGAAATTAAGATCGATTACATTATTCAAGTTCTTAACTACTTGATAAACATAGTCATATAAAAGTTGGTGATTAAATTCACCATCAACAATGTATTTTGGTAATGCAATAGATGCAAGATTACAAACCGCTTGTTCGGTTGGTGAACTATATTCAATGATCTCGGTACATAGGTTAGATGACTTAATTGTACCTAAATTCTGTTGGTTTGATTTATAATTCGCAGCGTCTTTATATAACATGTATGGAGTTCCTGTCTCAATTTGAGCCGTTAAGATTGCCTCCATTAATTTTCTCGCCTTTAAGGTTCTTCTTCCTCTACCTTCTTTTTCATATTGTTCATACAAAATAGTGAAGTCCTTAGATTTAGGTGAATCATAAACATCAGATAATCCTGGTGCCTCGTTTGGTGAGAATAAT